TTATGAGTGATTGTTATGAGTGGTAGAATTGCAAAGATAAAAGAAATATTTAATACAATATTAAGTAACGGAGCTAAAGTCGTAGGCTTTGGTGTTGATTTTCAAGGCACTACACACAAAGCCATAGCAACTGGTATAGCTGGTATAGATGCTAAACCAACATTGCAAGATAATGTAGTTACTATTAAACAGGCGCATTCAGGCAGCCAACCTCTTGTAATTGGCACAAATGATGTTATAAGCGAATCAGTAACAGCCGAGGGCGAGATACAAATATATTCACGTAATGCCGAGGGCGTAAAGCAAGCAGATATACTAATCAAAGCAGATGGAAGTATTAAGCTAAATAATGCCAGTGGTAGCTTTAAATTGAAAGCAGATGGCACTTGTGAAGCTAGCAATGATATAGTGATTAGTGGAATATCATTCTTAGAACATGTGCATGCATTGCCAACCTTGCAAGATTCGCAAGGTGGGGCAGTTGTAACAGTACCAGCAGACAGTCCAACACAACCACCAGAATAATGGATATAGCATTACATTTAAACCAAGACAACCAAGCAGATATAACTATCTCTAACGGTTTAGTAGCAACTGATGCAGGCATTGCTACAGCTATTAATATTAGCTTATTTGGAGCTAATATAGACGGCACTGCTTGGTGGGGCAATGAGTTAGACGACAATGTAAGCAATAATCTAACTAACGAATTTTTACAGCTCCAAGGTAAAACGCTAATATCTGCTAACTTGCCAGTTTTCCAAGAATCCATTAAAAAGAATTTAGCATGGATTACGGCAGATAGCATAGCAAGCGGTTATACTGTAGAATGTAGCATTACAGATATTAATAAATTACAAATAAATATTGCCATAGAGGATTTAGATTTCAAATACACGACTTATGCCAGATTTGAATAGTTTATATAACGAGATTAAAGCCAGCTTTGCATCTACTTACAATCATAATGTTAGTCCACTGCCTAAAAGCTTCCTCAACATATTATCTAAAGTTTTAGCAGGATTAATGAATTCTGTTTATAAATATGGCAATTTTACAAGCAAACAGATATTTCTAAAAACTGCTAGCTTTGAGCCAGTTACATTAGCTGACGGTACAGTAATTATACCGCTAGTAGAAGTGGCTAGGAAATACGGAATAGGAGAGCAAGATAGAATAAAACAAGCAGAATTAGAAGCACAAGCAAAAGCACAATATTATAGAGATATTGGTAATGCTATGGGAATTTTATCTGATTTAATAGGAAAAGATACTGCTGCAGGAAAAGCATTAGCAGTTGCACAAGCAACAATAAATACATTTGTAGGTGCGACAGAAGTATTGAGAGCAAAATCAGTATTACCTGAACCTGCAGCAACTATTTCTAAAGTTGTGAATGTTGCTGCAATTGTAGCAAGTGGTATTAAATCAGTAAAAGAAATATTAAAGACAAAAGTACCAGGTGGAGGTGGTGGTGGTGGTGGTGGAAGTGCACCTTCACCATCAGCAATACAAGCACCTATTCAAGCACAATTGCAAACAACTACTTTAAATCAATCACAGATACAACAGATGGGTAATGCAGCAGTAAGAAGTTTTGTTGTTGAAAGTGATGTTAGTGGAAATCAAGAAAGAATAAGAAGATTAAATAGAGCAGCAAGAATAAATTAAAAATAAAAATTATGAAATTACCAATTTATGAATTAAAGATTAATGATGCAATGAGTGATGAAGCAGAAGTTAATTATGTTGCATTAGTGGATGCACCTGCAATCAAAAAAGATTTTATTGCATTTAAAGAAGAATTTATTGAACCATCTAAAGGTGAGCATGAAACAGATTTCATTCCAAGATGTATTGCCTATGTAGTCAATGAAGGTAAAGATACAGAACAAGCAACTGCTATCTGTTATTCTGTTTGGGAACAGCATTTTGCAGGAACTAAAGTTAGTATTGATTATGATGATACACTTTCAACTGATAGAGGTAAAACATTAGCTAAAAGATTAATTGCTAATGGTAATGTAGTTTATATTATCTCTGCAAGACAAGATAAAGAAGGAATGTTATCAGTAGCAAAAGATTTTGGAATACCTGAAAGTAGAGTTTATGCAACTGGAAGTAATAAAGCAAAAGTTGAAAAGATTAAAAGTTTAGATATTTCAAAGCACTATGATAACAATGCTGATGTAATTAAAGAATTAGGTTCTAAAGGTGAAAAGTTTAAGATGGGTTTTGCCATAACCAATGAAGATGAGCATATCATTTCAGGTTGTTTAATGGAAGCAGATTTACCAATATATAGAAACAATGAAAAGTTTGGTGAGCATTATGTGGTTTTTTCTGCTGATACTATCAAACAAATTGCTATCAAGTTTGCCAAGAAACATTATCAAAGCAATGTAAATCTTATGCATGATGCAAATAAAGTTGTAGATGGTTGCACAATGTTTGAATCATTTATAGTTGATAAGAGTAGGGGAATTATGCCAATGCAAGGATTTGAAGGAATTGCTGATGGATCATGGTTTGGTAGTTTTTATGTTGAGAATCCAAAAGTATGGGAACAAATTAAGAGTGGTGAGTTGAAAGGATTTAGTGTTGAGGGAATGTTTGACTATGAGATTCCATTAGATTCAGACCAACAGAAACTTAAAGAAATAGAACTTTTACTTAATTCATTAATTTAAAAGGGAACGATATTCACAATTAAACATTTATTAGTATGGAAGCAAAAGAAATAATTGAAAAATTAAAAATCACATTCCAAGAATTAGTTGGAAATCCAGTTGCACCAATGGCACCTGAAACTGCACCTGAAATGATTATGCCTACAAAAGCAAAGTTGGTTGATGGTACTGAAGTTGAAATTTCAGAAGTAGGTGTTGGTGGAATAGTAACAATTCAAGGTGTACCTGCACCATTAGGTGAGCATCAATTAGAAGATGGGACTATTATTGTAGTAGGTGATAATGGTGCTATAACAGAAATCAAACCATCTGCACCAATGGTTGAAGATATGAAGAAGATGAAAATGGAAGAAGTTTTTAATTCTTTCCAATCATCAACTAATGAAAAGTTTACATCTTATGAAGCAAAGTTTGCATCTTATGAAACAAGATTTGCTGATTATGAAAGTAAATTAAATAAGGCGACACAAGTTATTGAAGGGTTAATAAACTTAACAAAAACTTTAGCAGAAACACCAACAGGAACACCTGATGTTGCAGTAAAAACTGAATCAAATTTTAAAGCAAATAGTAAGATTTCTTACGATATACTTTTTTCATAATAAAATAAAAATAATAAAATGTCATTAAATTTAACTGGATTAACTGCATATACTAAGCAACTTGTAAAACCTTTATTAACAAGTGCAGTATTTGATGCAAAGACACAACAAATGATTAAGGACAATGGTATAGTAATACCAGGTGCAAAATCAGCAGTACAGATTCCTTTAATGGATACTGATGCAAATTTCCAAACTGATGCTTGTGGTTGGAATGCAAGTGGTACAACTACTTTCACACAATCTACAATTACAGTTGGTAAAATCAAAATTGAAGAAGCAATTTGTGTTAAAGATTTAGAAGCATACTTTACACAAGAAGCATTAAAAGCAGGTTCTACTTATACTGAATTTCAGAATGCAGATTTCCAAGCAGCATATCTTGAGAAGAAAAATAAGAGAATTGCAGCACAATTAGAATCAGCAATTTGGCAAGGTGATACAACTGGAAGTGGTGGAATGAACTTAAACAAGTTTGATGGTTTCCAAAAATTAGTAGCATCAGCAGCAGTTAATGCAAATGTTAGTGGTTACAATGGAACAACTGGTGCAATCACAACTGTTAGTGCATCAAATGTTGTAGCAGCAACAGAAGGTATTTACAAAGCAATTCCAGTAGCAGTTTTGGCTAAGGGTGATGTAAAAATCTTTGTTGGAAATGATTGGTACAGATTGTTAATTATGGCATACAGAGCATTGAATTTGTTTGCTTATAATCCACAAGATGTAAATGCATCAAGTTTTGTTTTACCAGGTACAAATGTTGAAATAGTTTCTACAAATGGTTTAAATGGAACTGGTGATGCTTATGCAGCAAGTTTATCTAACATGGCTATTGCAGTTGATTTAGTAGATGAAGATCAAGCATACACAATGTTCTACTCACAAGATTTTAATGAAATAAGATTTAGAGCAGCATTTAAATTGGGAGTTGGAACTGGATTCGCTTCAGAGTGGGTTAAGTTTGTAGCAGCAATCTAATAATAAACAATAATTAAATAATCAAAAGGTGGTGCAAAAACACCACCTTTTTAATACTTAAAAATATGCCTTGTGTAATAAATTCAGGATATACAATCAGTTGCAGAGAATCAATTGGTGGAATCCAAGCAATATGGGTTATTGAAAATGCTA